TGTAGGCAGTCGTTTTTTTGATAACAGCGTTTTCTTTGAGGTCGTCAAAAGCGGCGACAACCTTGTGCTTCGTGCGGAAGAAGCTGGAAGCTTAGATGATAGAGTTAACGTTGGTGATATTGTCGTGCCTGTAAACACGATAGTCGGTCTGTCAAGTGCAACCATCGGCGATGTGGTAACCGACGGCGTTGACGAAGAAAGCGATGATAATTTGCGTCAGCGACTTGTAGAAAAAATCACAACGCCGTCGCAGAACGGCAATAAGAGGCAGTTTAAGACGTGGTGTGAAGCAATTTCGGGCGTAGGCCATGCCCGAATATTGCCACTTGAGAACGGTCCGAATACCGTTGTAGCTGTGCTGATTGGCGCAGACGGTCGAGGTGCTGAACAGAGTACGGTTGACGAAGTGCAAAAGCAGATAGACCCGCTGGACAAGCAGGGACTTGGTGAAGGTCTTGCGAACATAGGCTGTGTATTTACGGCGAAAGCCGCAACAGAAAAATCTATCGCTGTAAATGTTTCTGTGGCTCTTGCAAAAGAAAAGTCTATGCAGGTAGCAAAGACCGAAATTGAAGAAAAGCTTATCGCATATTTCAAGGATCTTGCACTTGACAACAAAAGCGACACCGCTATTGTTAGGCTGACGAGCATAGGAAATATTCTGCTTAACTGCGATTCAATAATAGACTACAGCAATCTTACTCTCGATGGCGGATCGTCGAACGTCACAATTTCCGTAAATAGCGTCCCGATACTTGGTACGCTTACAGTGTCGGCAATGGAATAAGGAGGGCTTAAATGAGTGTTATTTTTCCTAAGCCGCTTGACACTTGCTACGAAGAACTACGCCGTATGTACCCTGTTTTTATGCTCAAATTCAAGGAAATTGATGCACTGTTAAAAACCGAGGGAAAGCAGTTGGACGAGATTGACGCAGCTATAAGCAAGATTGTTGATAATCAGCACATAGCTACAGCCGATAGCAATGCGCTGACGGAACTTGAAAAGCTTTTGCTAGGCTACACAAATGAAACGCTTGAAATGAACGAGCGCAGAACCGTATTAACTGCACTGATTATCGGAGATGCTAAATGCTCGGCTTCAACTCTTGAACGATACATCATGAAAGTTTTTGGCGCTTCGGCAGAAATACGATTGCGGCAGGCGGAGGGGTATAAGTATCTCGAGTGTAAGATCGACATGGATCAGAACGCACGACTTGCAAAGCTACTGGATGTACGGCAGATTATCTCTGACAAGCTTCCGGCACATCTAAGTCTACAGCTGTTGTATGTGTCGAGCGTAACGTATGATCTTTATACAGGCATAAAACCGCTGTACAGTCATCATAAAACGGAGGTAAGTATTAGTGGAATGGAATAATTACTGTGTCACAAATGCAGGCGTAGAGGTGCTTAAAAAAGCTATAGGTGGCAAAAAGGTTACGATTACCGCCGCAAAAAGCGGCACTGACACGGTACCCGAAAGCGAGCTGAAGGAGCAGAGTGTGCTTTCGGGTACCATGCGAAATGCGACTATAGCAAATGCAACGAATCAACCTGAAGGTTACAGAGTGACTTTGAGAGTTACAAACACAGGTGTCAAATCGTCATATATCTTTAAACAGTTGGGATTATTTGCAACGGCAGAAGACGAATCAGAAGTCCTTTTTGCAATTTTACAGTCGGAGAACGGCGAGACAGTTCCCGACGAAAGCGAGCTGTACACATATGATGTGTCATTGATTATCGCTATCAGCGACACATCGAATATCACTGTAAATGTTGATAAAACAAGCTACGTTACCGAAGAAGAACTTGACGGGCATAAGACAGACAAAACAAATCCTCACGGCGTAACGAAAGCGCAGGTGGGACTTGGCAACGTCCCGAACGTTAGCACAAACGACCAGACACCGATATATACTGTTCCTACGGCAAATGCAGAACTTATAAGCGGCGAAAAGCTCGGAACGGCGTTCGGAAAAATTGCAAGGGCTGTAGCTTCGCTTATTGCACATATTGCCAACAAATCAAATCCTCACAGTGTAACAAAAGCGCAGGTGGGGCTTGGCAATGCGGATAATACATCAGATGTGAATAAGCCTATATCTTCGGCAACACAGACTGCGCTTAACGGAAAATCAGACAAGGCACATAAGCATAAGACAGCTGATATATCAGATATGCCATCAGCCCTACCGGCTGATGGCGGTAACGCCGACACTGTGGACGGTAAACACGCAAACGAATTTTACCCCGCACAAAAAGGGGTTGTTTTTGGTGGAGATTATAACTCGTTGATGACAAACGGTATTTATGAGTTACTCGGAACTAGCGATCAACCGACGCAAAACGCACCTAACGGAAACAACTCTAATAATGATTGCTATGTTCAAGTGTTTGCGCATAGTGCAAATTATATAACACAGATAGCAACATCGGGCAGACGTGACAAGACACAGTACATCAGGTCGCTGAGTAACGGAGCGTGGGACAGCTGGGAACAAATAAAGTCCGGTGATGCAGATACGGTAGACGGCAAGCACGCAAGCGATTTTGCTGCGAGCAATCACACGCATACGGCGGCAGATATAGGAGCGGCGGCGAGCAGTCACACGCATACAAAGTCGCAGATAACCGATTTCCCTGCAAGCCTGCCTGCAAACGGTGGTAACTCTGCTACTGTAAACGGTCATACTGTAGCATCTGATGTTCCGGCAAATGCAAAATTTACGGATACGCAGTATTCGCCGTTTGCAAAATCGGGAACAGGAGCAAAAGCAGGGCTTGTTCCTGCACCGTCCACGACAGCAGGAGCAACAAAGTATCTTTGTGAAAACGGCACATGGGCAGTACCGCCTGACACTAAGTATAGTGCTGCAACAACTACATCAGCCGGATTGTTTTCTGCTTCTGACAAATCAAAGCTTGACGGCATAGAAGCCGGAGCCGATAAATACAAGCTTCCTGTTGCAAGTGAAACCCTCGGTGGCGTAAAAACAGGTCCGTCTGTAGTAGTAAACAGCGATGGCACAATGTCAATCGTAAAGGACTCCCATTACCACTCTGTGCTTGAAGCGATTGACGTTACGGGAAAAACGATTGACCTTAACACGCTGAATTTAAGCGACGCACCCGGACAAATCAAGCACTACGTCGAAAAGACGGCAGGCGGATCGGCAAACATTACAAATGCACCACAGGCAGGAATGTTCCTTATGGTAGCAAGAAACATAAGGTGGGCTTCAAGTACGGACTATATTACCGAGCAGGTCTTTGTTTCGGTCACGACGAAAAAAGAGTACGGCAGATGGTGCACAAGCGGGACATGGAGTGCGTGGGTAGAACGCAACTACACTAACACATGGCGAGGCATTCAGAACAACCTAACATCTGACAGTGCAACAGATAGCTTATCGGCTGCACAGGGCAAAGCGCTTAAAGCACTTGTGGACAGTAAAGCTTCAAGTGGGCATACTCACAGTTATGCCGGCAGTTCATCGGTAGGCGGTGCGGCGACGAGTGCTGACAAAATCAATACCGATGCAGGAAGTGCTACACAGCCGGTATATATCAGGGATGGTGTCCCCAAGGCGACCACATACACTCTTGGAAAGTCCGTACCTGCATCGGCCGTGTTTACTGATACATGGAAAGCGTTGGTTGGTTCGACAACAACCGCCGCAGGAACAGCGGGGTACGCTCCTGCACCTGCAAAAGGTGCGTCAAATCGCTATTTACGATGTGACGGAGCGTGGGTTGTGCCGCCGAACACGGTAAATACTGTAGTGATTAAACAGGGGTCTGCTTTACAAACTGCAATAGATATTTCATCCAGAAAACAGGCATATATCGAGTTTTATAAGGTATCGATTACAGCTGCCGGTGCTTCCGAAAGTTTTTCTTACCCATTTGTGATAACTGACACTACTCCGGCAACGGCAGTTACTCATAAATCAATATATGGTTCAGCAGACATTGCTATCGTATATTCGTTAACAACAGACGGAAAAATCACATTCGGAGGAAATGGCGGTTGGGGATACAAAATACTGCTATTT